GCAAACGTAGTCGTTACCTGAATCAGTATCAACATCGGATTACCTGGACCTCTATTGGCTACTCCCAAATCCAACACATTCGTTGAATCTGCAGTCGTGGTTAATGCCTGATCGTCTGAATATAAATTCTCTTTATCAAGAATCATAATTATTCTCCCTAAGTTCTAAGGATTAATACTAATAAAATAACCCTTATGATTCCCATAAGGTTGTCATAAGGTTAAAACTATGTTACCTGTGCTTCTGTTTGTGTAAGACCATCTACTCTTTTAATTGGTATGCCCTGAAAGGTCATTACACGGTTAGGGCCACCAAAGTCCTGGAATGACAGTTGTACGTTAGCTTTTTCAACAGCCTTCTTTGTGAGTGCAGTATATACAACACGGTCACAATACCATACGAGTCTTCCACCTGAAAGATTTTCCATCTTAGCGTGCATACCGTCAATCATATCGTTGATAAGGTCTGCAGACGAATCTGAGCCACTACCAATAGTAAGCAGGGCGCTTACGTCAATATTTGCGATTCTTACAACGTGCCTCCAATCCCTAACCGAAAGACCGACTTTCCATAAGTAACGAGTCTGATAAACCACTCGCTTACCACCACTAGAGTCTGTTTCGGTCTGGACACCCATATCATCATGCTGTAAACCAGCAGTAGTGCCTTTTGGAAAGAATGCGTGTGTGTGGTTCTCAGACCATTTGATTAGCCACATTGAAGCATTGTCTGAACCGGAACCTCCGGCATCAATAATCTGCCCCCCATTACTAGCGGATGTGTCACCAAATCTAGGTGCAAGTCCCATGAATTCTTCCGGATCAGTATCCGTGTTGCCATAAAATAGAGTCTGGACAAATTCGTGATTCATAGCTTGGAAAAAAGCCATATCCTCAGAAAGTCTCAAACCAGCAACGTCACCCCCTAAATCACCCAAGTCTTTATCAAGAATTGAGAATGCTTCTAAGATACCTGCGGTATCGTCAACCTGTACGGTTGTTGATTTAGATGGTGTGGTGTAGCCATACAGCTTTCTCCATGTTGTCGATGGAAGACCACTACGCATTGTGGTTCTATGACCGGTCTGCGTGTTACCTTCAATAACAACCATGTCCTGCATGACTTCGTTTGTCTCTGCCAACAACTCGATTATCGTAGCGATTTTTTCGCCATTTGGATCGAGTCTTTTGACTTTATCTGCAATATTCAGATAAGTCGTTCCGACTGTTGCCATAACAAATCCTCCCCATACATACAAACAAAAAAATAAAATACTACTATACTTTATCCACACTCGGATAAAGCACATCCTTAGCGTCTTTCTCTGAGGTGTCTTTTCCTACTCCACCAACCCTGAAAGAATCTTCGCTTATTGATTTTCCTATTCTATAAAATGCCTTAACGATTGCTGGGTGATTGCCGTATCCTGTTTCATTGAGAATTTCACCAAGACCATCAACCTTTAACCCCTCCATGCCCTTCTTGGCAATAGCCAGATTCGCTGGAAGTTTATCTCCAGTATCGCCAATCATTTCTTTATCTGCTTTAACAGTATCAATCCAAGCTGACATTTGTGCCTGGTATGCCTCTGTCTGTTTGGTATATAATTTCGTCTGTAAATTTACCAATGCCTGTCCTCTTTCCTTGGCAGTCATATCTTTATCATTGGCAATAGTAAGGAATTCATTCTGAATATCTTGGTCTACAGTAACACCTTCAGGGAATTTAAGGTCTTCGACAGTAAGCATTTCTGTTTCAGCTTCTTTGCCTTCTTCCTTTTTTTCTTCCCCTTTGTCTTCCTCAGCCTTAATTTCTTCTTCCGGCTTTTCAGGTTCCCCTTCTTCTCCTTCTTTAGCCTCGCTGTCCTCTCCCCTGGCTTCGTCTTTATTTTCCTCACTCGGATACAGAGCTTTCTTTGCAGCTTCCGGATCTACTGTTTTATCTTCGGAACCTTCCTCAACACCTTTATCCTCAGCACCCTCTTCTTCCCCACCATCAGTAAGGGTTTCAAATTCTTTTTCACGAACCATTTTACTTTTCATCGTTTTCCTCCTGATATTTGTGTTCCGCAAACATCAACTCATGTTTTTTCGGACACACGGTTAAAATTTTATGTAACAATCTCAGCCCTGCTGACTGATTTCCGGCATTTCTGGCATGAATGTATGGATCAGAGTCGAACCCATCTCTATAAACCCCACATTCAGATAATATAACCCATACAAAATGCCTCCCACCTTTAGTATCCATTACCTCTAATACCGATGCGTTATCTTTAAGAGCTTCTGCCTTGAGCAACACATCCTGCTTTTTTATATTTTTATCTTCGCCTTCTATGCCTATATTATCTTTCATATTAAGCTGGCGTTACCCCTGCAAGCTGTTCAAGCATATTACCGGTGCCAACAGGTGCGTTTGCAAGGTCTTTGGCTGCCCCTGCTGCAGCGACACCCGACTCAAGAGCCATCTGACCTTGCTTCATCTGTTGCTTTATTTTCCTTATTTCAGCAACATCTTCATCAGATCTTATAATATTTGTAGGCACATCAAGTATTTCGCTGGCTTCATCTGTTGCCTGGTCGAAATCAAACTTATCAATAACGTCAGGATTAAACTGCGCCCATAACCCTATAAGACCACTTAATCGCTCCATATTGCTTATTGCTGCTACCTTCTGAGCCTTAGCAAGGGAAGATACATATTCTATCTTTAAGTCTTGGTCAGCAAGGTCTTCAGGTGGCTCCGGAAGAACACCTGCCTCTTGAGCGATGAAAAATACCCTGTCTATGAGAGGATTAAGGAAATCTTCATTGAGACTTTCCAGCACAGGTCCCAACATAAGAAGCCTTTCCTTGTCAATCTGGAACGCAACCTCAGCCTTCATATCCTGTGGTCTATTATTCGCCTGTATAGCAAGGAACATATTAACAAAAAAAGCGTCTTTTATACGCTCTTCTATCTGTAAATTATCCTGTATAATGTCTTGAAGGGGGATGCGGACATCATACATCGGTTTAATACCCTGAGAGCCACTAAAGCTACTGACAAATGTAACGCCACCAGGCACATTCATAATCCGTTGATTTTTGAGGTCAGCCGGTGCTTGTAATGGTGGATTAAGGTTTCTGTCAAGCCCTGCTGCCTTCCTGAATGTTCCTGCCTGTAACTGTTTAGCATCGCCAAGAGCTACTAGTCCTGGCTGGTCGGTACCGTATGGATCTGAAGCATTAACGGACCAACGAGAAACGACATAAGGAAATGTATCAAAGCCTGATACAGCCAAAAAGCCTTCGTCAGCCCTGCTGCCCTCCTCATAATAAACGCTTCTATATGTCTTATTTTCTGCATCAATCATATCCGGAATACGTTCATCATTCGGTTCAACGGCATGAATTACCTTAATTTTATCATCAGGTTTCGTATTAGCCTTTGTAATTGTTTCATGTGAAACATTTTCTTTGCCAAATTCTTCAATTAACTGAACAGGAGTTTTCCATATCCTTCTATAGAGAACATCAACAACCCCTCTTGAATTAGTGGCTATCCAGTATTCCCCAACCGTATATGTGTCAAACCGTACAATATCCTCAAAGTCAGCCTTAATAGACATGGGAGCCGTGCCAAACACTCCCAATTCATAATATGATACGGCAGCCATCGGATAAAAGTTTGACTTATTAAATATTTGATATAACCTTTCCTCAACTCCTCGTAAATATGCCCTTACATCATCACGCTCCATAAGACCACGATCTGACATAGCCAACCGGAACCAAGGACGAGAGGAGCTTGTTACCCCTGCCTTCATTCCAGCGCCAAATGTTCGGGCAGAGAGAGTGGGTATTCCATTGTATATTTTAAGATCCTTTCGCTTACCCCTATTCCCTTCATCTTCAAGAAAATTACCACGATTAGGAGCTATATAGTCTCTCAGGTCTTTTAAGGGACCTTCGTGTGGAATCCTGATATTTTTCATATCAGCAAGCCTTGTGTCAAATTTCTTTCTTAAATCTAAACGTGGCATAGCTTATCCTAATAAAGTTTTTTTAGTTGTATTGGCAGAATCACTTAAACCGGCATTACCGGTTAATAGGGTGCCACCCCTGCTTTCCCCTAAATTCTTTCTTTTTTTCCCTTCCTGTGTGGCATCAGCAACAGAAATAGAAGTAGGCGTTGTAGGTCTTCTCGCTGTTACTGGAGGCGCAATCTGGTTTGTAGACGTTCCGGTAAATTTAAAATCACTTGTAAGCTGCTGCCCATCCCTCGGATCACGAGGAAATAATATTTTTCCTGCCGTACCACTTGTAGCAGCAGCCTTAAATTCATTAAACTTCACCACATCAGACCTTTTTAATTGGTCATGTATGATTGATGCTGCTTCTTGTGCTACCGAATAATTAGTAAGAAATATTCCAGTTCCTAAATTCTGACCACCATACAGCCCTCTTACTAGTTCTGCGCCTGATTTATGTTCCAAGTCGAGAAATCCCTCCGGATTTCCCCTTGTAATAGGAAGGTTAAAGCTCTGTGCATACCTGCCACTACCTAAATTATAGTATGCTGTCCCGAAAGGCTCTGCTATCAAGTCACCGGCACTACGAGCCTGATTTGTTCTTGAAATATTGAAGGCGTTCTTTTCACCTGCGGTTGCACTAAACGCAGCGGCTTGCCCTCTTCTGTTTCTTCCACCCGACATATATCTATCCTAATAAAGTTTTCTTCTGAGTATTTGCTTCGACCTGAGCAAGCCCTTCCGGACCTGTAACAAGTGTGCCACCCCTTGTACCTGCAAATGCCCTCGCCTTATTTTCAACATCAGACTTAGCCTTCTTAACGCTTGCATCTGCCAGTTTAGGCTGTGATCGAGTGGCTGGTGTTGGTAGTGGCTCCGGTGGCGGTGGCGGTGGCGGTGATGCTGGTATTGATGGCGCTCCTCCCCCCATACACATAAAGAGTCTCCTTAAATATATATGCTATATTTAGTATACTTAAATATCTCCATACCCTATAGCGATATTTATTCGTAGTGTCAAGAAAAAAATGCGAATTATTTTCGTGGTTGTGTGAAATGATGCGAAATTATTTCGTTGCAGGTAGTGAGAATGGATCAAATTTATCAACTACTTTACCCATGCCTCCTTGAATTTGTACCATTGTGGGAGCGATTTCAACGGAGAAGGTAAGTGCCAATGAAGTGCCAAAGTCCGGAGAAGGTAATCCTCTCTTTTTCATAGCTTCTACGCTCTCAAGGACTTTCTTGCTGCTGGTTGGTGTATATGCGTACATCGGTGATGACAGGTCTTCTTTGAGTCTTTCGTGGTTTGGTATGACTCCACCTGCCAGGAGCCACTCAAGCATATTGTCCCACATTTCAATACGTTTGTTAAGATAGAGGTCTTTACGGTCTGCAGAGCCACCTTCGTCTACCTCTAATACATTGAAACCTAACTGCCTCAATCTGTCGATTACGCCCTGACCGCCTCCTGAACCGATGATAATAGCATCTGCCTTCCATTGATTAGCAACATTGGCTACGGTACTGGCAAGCTCCATATTATCTACTTTAGAGAATTCTATCGGTTCAAAGGCAATTAAGCCCTGTCTCTTCTGGATTGTAGATAAATCATCCCCGAATCTTGCAACGTCAATTCCAAGAATCTTGGCTGAACCGGCAACATCCTCTTTTTTTATGGTACGACTCGCAGCCTCTTCAACTGTGGTGAATCCGATAAGCTGGTTGGAGCCGGTACGAGGGAATTGCCCTTTTACCTCTACCCTGGCAACATCTGAGTCCTCGCCATGTTTATCTATAATCTTCTGGTATATAGACTTATCTGTGCCTTCCACACTTCTTGAATCAATAAACCGTGTATTCCAGTATTCGCTATCCTTATGGAAACAGTCAAAAAACGCTCCCTGTGGTCTACGAGGGTTTGACATTACCAGCCAGAACCGGAGGAATATCGGCTCTGTAAAGAAACCTTCTGATACCGTCCAGATGGAAGCAGGTATATTACTGCCTTCGTCAAAGAGCAGAACTACGCCATTTTCATTATGAACACCTGCAAATGCGTCTGGATTCTCTTCTGACCACAACTGAGCCTGAATATAGTAATATGCCGTGTCCTTCTTCATCTTCTCTCGCAGGGATACATCAAACCATTTAGCAGGTTTTAAAGTAGTGGCAGTACGTTCAAACCAATGGCTGTTTATAGCCATAGTATGCCATTTGCCCAACTCAGCCCATGTTCTAGTCCGTAACTGTTGCTCTGTATTAGCTGTCATAATGACACTACAACCGATCCATGTAGAAGCAGCCCAATGAGCTATCCAAGCGAATAGTGTGGTTTTTCCGGTACCACGACCTGATGAAACCGCCAAGTTATACGGTAGAGGCTCTTCGCCCCTATTAATCCTTAACTGATTCTCAATATTGTGCTTACCTATGTTAATAAGCTCTTGTCTCTGCCATTTTCTCGGACCTTTACGCATAGCAAGAGGAGTGCCGACTTCTCCCCACGGATAAGCGAACATAACGAATTTAAGAGGCTCAAGCATCATATCAGGGGTTAATAACTGCTCAATAAGCTCCATTTCGCCTTTAGCGCTGTATTTCATTCCTGCATCATTCATGCGTATCCCTTTATAGCTATTTCTATTTCGCCTGGAGTAAGTCCTAAATATATAATATCCAA